AGGTGTTCCAAGTGGAGTAATATCAAAAAATTCCTGTTCATAGTAAATAACTAATAATTTTGAAGTTCCTATTGCTGCATATTTTTTACCATCCAATGCAGTCCAAGTATGCTGGTCACGCGCTGGACCTGCCAATGTGCTAGCAACGAGTTGCTGAAAGCCACCTATCTTTTGTGGTTCGCCATATCTAAATCTAATATTATCACCATCAATCCATTGCCCTTCGGCTCCGGTTGCAGTCTGTTGTTTATTAAATCCTGGCTTAAATTGTATCTTCTGTAAAGGCATAAGTATCCTTTATATACTAAAAAAATAAGAATTATACTATTTTTTAAACCAAGAAGGAAGTCCTAAATGTTTTCTTTTATCAAATATATTGTCTTTTGCACCTTTAGTTGCAGCATTATTGTAATGTAAAAATACTTGGCCACAATCTTGACCATCGAACTCTTCTCGCCAATGCTCTAATAAATTTCCCCTATACACTAACATATCACCAGGGTTTAAATTTACTTTAATACCTTTGGTATTATTAGATACATAACCTTTACCTTCTATAACTCCACCCATTTTAGTATTAGGTTCAATATAAATTGGCCATGAATCTCCTCCTAGATTTAATGTTGTAGATATTTCACAACTAAATCTATCTTTATGACGATGTAGAATATCTCCTTTTTTATAAATTCTTGCATATGAATAAGTTGGAATTAATTTTATTCCTGTTTGTTTTTCCATAATAGGTTGAGCCAACAATAATAAAGTTTCCATTGCTATGTCTGAATAATGTGAATAAGTATTAGGAACTTGATCATCATTCCATACACCAAATTCTGTTGTAAATGGAGAAATGTATCTTGTATCAAACATTGTTTTTGCAACTTGTCTTTTCATTAAAAAATAATTATAAACAAAATTTGCAATTTTTGGATCTATTGCTTTTTCAATTACGGTAAAATTATTTTTTTTAAAATTATATTTAGTCATCATATATTTAATTTTGCCATTTCTTTAGGAATTGCTTGTATGTTAAAATGAATAAATCTAAAAGGTTCTTTACCATGATCTACTGAAAATTCATGCTCCATATACCCTGGAAAAAATAAAAGCACTCCAGGTTTTACTTTAAAATGTACAATGTCTGTACCATGAGTTATTTCATCGTGTTTTTTAAGTTTTAATTTTGTACAACGTGCTCCTGTTCTAGGTTCATGAAATATTGGTAAAGAAGTATTTTCACTTGCTTTAAGAAAATAAAATCCACCAACATGTTGATTGTGATGAATGTGTGCAGAATGATGACCTCCACCGTTTTTTGAAAATTCTTGCACCCAACTTTCAGAAAAGAAAGTTGTATATTGTTTCATATCAAATCCCTGCCAATCTAAAAATTCAAAAGCTTTTTGACCTACATAATTATGAAAATCTTTAAATTTAGTATCAGCTGTCAATGGTTTCGAATGATAAGAAGTTCCAAAATCATTTGTTTTTTTAATATAATTTTTTTGTAATTCTCTAGCTTCCTTAATATATAAGTCAGTTGCTTTAGTAAGAGATTTTAAAAAATCTAATTTTTCTTCAAACCAAAACGGTGTTTTAAAGTATTCTTCTATAAACATATTATTTAAATGGATATCCTAAGTTCCAAACAACTAATGAATATCTTGTTCCTTTCGTTACAGGTTGTACTCTATGCCACACAAAAGAAGGAAACACAACGATAGAGCCTTTAGGAAGTATTTCCTTTACGGTCAACACATGTCTATCTTCATCACGCATATGTGGATCATAATTCCTACAATCAAACTGTAATTCGCCACCTGTATATTCTGAGCCATCAGTTAACTGACAAGTTACAGATAATTTTCTAATTTTACCATTCATATTTATATTTTCAGGTATATCATATGATTTATCCCAAGAATCACAATGCCAATCATAATATTGATTTAATTTATATTTTGTAAATTGACATGATTCACTAAAATTCCAATCAAAATTCCATCCAGCTAGTTTATTAGCTCTATGTATATATGGATGTATTTCTTTATAAATCCATTCATCATTTAACCATGCTATGTTAGAATTTCTTTTCTTTTTTAAATCTACAATTTCTTCTTCTTTTAAAGGATTATCTTTTAAATTTCTATTTGCACCTAATCCACCAGTAATAGCTAAATCTTCATGGTGTTGTAATCCATATTTAATAACATCATCACAAAACCTCGGAGTTAAAGCTGATTTAAAATACCAATAATAATTAGATAGATTCATAAGTAATTGTTTGTATAAAATTTAAAGAATTTTTTTGATTATTTATTATGTAATACATGCATGAAGACGGAAACATAATAAATTTATTATTTATTAAAGGAATGTTCCAGATTTTTCCCTTTCTTTTATTATCATTATAATTAATTTTTATATCACAATCTGTAACTTTTACACCATACAATAAAATATAATCAGGTGAATTTCTTAAATCTATTGGATTAATATTTAATAGTGGTGGGCTTGTTTCATTTGGGTTATAAATATTTCCCCATATTTTTTTATCTATTAATTTAATATCATAATTTAAATTAATATGTTCTTTAATATAAGTAGACAACATATCTAATGCTTTAGAAAAAGGAAATTCTTCCTCTCCAAAAGAAAATTGCAATATATCGTTTGTTAATGTCTTTTTATTTATTTCAAAACCTTCTGGCATTGAAACATCTCCAAAATATAAATCTATTTCAGATAATACTTTCTTTTGCATACTTTGATGATATATAATTATATTATATTAAAATCAAGTATTGTTAAAAATTTTATAAATTGATTAAGTCCCAAGATTGATTTAATTCGTTCCATTCATATTTCCATGAATGGCTTTTTACTTTATTTTGAGAAAGTTGTTCTTCTGTTAATTCAGGTGCATCTCCAATTGGCGATTTCCAAGATGCTGTTGGAATATGTTTTACCCACGAAGAATATGGTTTTTTTGGCCAAAATATTTGATTATCCTCATCCCAATTATAACCAATACCTGCATAATTACCTCTAAAAGGTGTTCCTCCATTTAAATGTTTATTATTATATGTATTATAAGATGTCTGAATCCATAAATGTGCTGGCCAGTTATTATGTAATTCTAAATATTGTTGTCCTATTGATTCTTCTTGAATATTATTTATATTTAACATGTTTATGTTATCTAAAGTTAATACATGAAGAACTTCGTTATTTTCTGTTATTTTTGCAAAATGAGCCATCTTTTTAATTTATTTATATTTATATCTTATTACAATTATTCCACTACCTCCAGCGGCACCTGCTGAAAAACATCCTCTGCTTCCGCCTCCACCTCCACCACCGCCTCCTGTGTTAGCAGTTCCTGCCGTTGCGTTTGGACCACCTTGTGCTCTACCACCAGCTCCTCCACCACCAGTTCCTCCATTACCGAAAGCGCCACACCAGTTATTACCACCCCCTCCTCCACCAGCATAAGCTGTTGGAGAACCTGATATAGAAGTTGTTGCTCCTGCTCCACCTGGACCTGCTGTGTTAGAATTTGGAGCAGCTGTATCTGTTTGACCTGCTTGTGTTGCTCCACCACCACCTCCACCTGTCCAACCTGGGTTTGTATTACTTCCTGGTCCACCACTAAATCCTTGAGAAGGACTTACTGGAGGTGAATTACCTGATCCTGCTCCTTGACCTGGACCATATCCACCACCACCTGATCCACCTGGAGTTGCTTGAGTTCCGCCACCTGTAGAAGTTATAGTTGAAAAAGTAGAAGGATTTCCATTTCCACCTAATGAACCTCCTCCACCGACAGTAATTGGATAAGTTGTTGCTGAAACTGGTAATGCTCCACCTGGATTAGCTAATGGACTAGCTGTCCATGCTGCAGGGCTCGGTACTGATTCTCTAAATCCTCCAGCTCCTCCACCACCACTTGAATTACAATTTGTTCCTCCTCCACCTCCAGCTACTACTAAATAATCTACTTTTCCATTAATAGGATTACCAGCTTTTGTTACAACAAAACTTCCTGGTCCAGTAAATGTATGAATTTTATAATCTCCAGAAGTAGTTATTGTTCCACCTGTAGCACATATGAAAGGACTTAAACCTGCTGTAAAACCAAATGCTTTTGCTGAGGCAGCTCCGCGTGTTGAATTTAAAGGCATTCTTTCTTCTCCTTATTTAAATTGTGTTTGCGATGCTAATACTACGTATGTTGATGCTGCTGTTTTTAATGCTGTATATGTATACACATCTGTAGATGAAGCGTTTCCAGTTGTTGGAGCAGTTCCACCTTGCCAAATTGCTGTAACAGTAGTTCCATCAACTTGAATTACGTTGTTGTAATATGTTGTGTTATTATTTTTAATTAATAGAGCAAATGTAGCTGACTCACCAGTATTTAAAGCAGAGTTTAATGCAGTTGAAGAATTTCCTCTTATGTTAACTGTAAAGTTAGATCCTGCTGCCACGTTTTGAAAATAAACGGCTTGAGAAAGTACATCATAGTTAAGCGTTGTTTGAAAAGTTGTAGTTGTAAATGCATTTTCAAATACACCAAATATTTTAGCTTCACCATTAACTGTAATTCTTCCAAGATCACCTTTTGGTGTTAATGTTAATCCAACGTTTGTATCCCCACCTGTTGCAGAAATTACTGGAGAATTTCCAGCTGCAGCGTTAGCTATTGTGATTTCATTTGTAGCTGATGCGGTTGTTGAAAATTTAATTTGTTCATTAGCATTTTCATCTATGATTCCGTATGTAGAATCAATGATAATATTTTTTGCGTTAGTATCTAAGTTTGCAGATAATGTTGGAGCATAATCACTTGATAAATTTTGAAGAGCAGAATCAATTACATCTGTTCCATTAGAATAAACTAATTTAATTCCTTTATCAGCTGCTGCGAATGTTGGACCAGTTCCTGAAGTTGTTTTGATTTGAACTGTAAAAGATCCAGTTGTATTATTTTTTACTAAATATGTTTTTTCAATTCCATCTGGAATAATAACACTTACGTTACCAGTAATTGTACCAGTAAGTTCTATAACTGCATTTTTACCATCTGATAATGCACCATTTGTAAAAGTAAGAGTTGCACCTGTTGTAGCATTAAGAGAAACTGTTTGATAACCTGCAATTGCTTGTTGAAGAATAACTAAGTTTGTATTTGTAATGTCACCCCATGTACCGGCGTTTTCGCCTGTAACCATTAACTCTAGTTTAAGGTCTGTAGAATAACTTGATACCATAATTTTAAATCCTTATTTTATAGTTTTATTTAATTTATGCGGCTGTGTCAATCTCTGTCCAAGTTGCAGCAGTTCCGGTATTAATAACTGTCCAGATTTGATTATTTACACTATTTAACGCTATAGTCAATCCATTTCCAGTAACTTCTATAATAGAAGTTCCACCAGCAAATACTGTTCCAACTGCTATATTTAAACCTATTCCAGTAACGCTTGCAATAGTATTTGCATCACCAATTGCAGTTCCTTGAGATATGTTTAATTGTTCCCCTGTAACTAAAGTATTTGCATCACCTGCAATAACTGTTCCAACAGCTAAAGCAACAGTCATTCCAATACCAGTTACTGTGGCGTCTGGACTTGGATCTACCTCGCCTTCAGCAACATTTAATTGTTCACCAGTTACATCTACATTTGCATTAGCTATTGGAGTTACACTGTTTAATGATAAATTTAATTGTTGCCCTGTAACAGATACAGTTTCCCATATACCATTACCACCCCAAACTTCTTCACCCCATACATATCTTCCCCAACCTTCATTATTATAAGATAAAGGAGATCCTAAAGTGATATTAAGTTGTTGCCCTGTAACTAAAGCATCAGGAGATACATCTACTTCTCCTTCTGAAATATTTAATTGTTGCCCTGTAACTGAAACTTCAGCTAATCCAAAAGCTGTTATAGAATTTAATGATGTATTTAATTGTTGACCAGTTACAGGAACATCTGCTCCAATAGAAAAACTTACAGAATTTAATGATGTATTTAATTGTAATCCTTCAAGAATTACATCTCCCGTTCCACCCCAGGCATTTTCACCCCAAGTTAAACGACCCCAACCCTCATTAATTTCACCATTAACAGATACACTGTTTAATGTTGTGTTTAATTGAAATCCAGTAAGTTGCACTGAGGAATCATTTTGTAATCCCCACGTACCTATGTTCCAGCTAAGTTCACCCCAAGTATTGGCCATAATAGGTTACTCCTATTACGCGTTGCCGATTCTTAGAATAGCCGCTGATGTTGTGTCTGCTGGAAACTGAATTGTGAATGTTCCAGATGTTGCTGTTTTGTCAGCTCCAAAATCTAATACACATACTGCTGCGTTAGTGTTTGATGTATTGTAAATCAAAGCACCTCTTGCAGTTAAAGTAACGCCTGTAAAAGATATATCTGCAAAATCTATAAATGCTACACCACTTGAAACAACTGGTGATACATTTGTTAAAACT